TCTATGACTAATCCCAGTAGCCTTTATCTGAATTATAATCCATATCTTTCCGCTTTTCTTTATTTATCGACTTTTTCCACTTTTCATAACCAGCTTCACTTTCCAAAGGCATTAAATGTTCTACCGTCACAGCCTTTGTGTACGCACATTTATATCCACACTCATGTAAGCGCATATTCATTACTGCGTCATTGCCGCCATATAATCCGTTCTCTTTATAGCCACCAATTTCCTTTAATGCCTTCGGAAGTAGCATTACAAATCCACCAGCGATATTTAACTTTAAATCCTTTTTAAAGAAAAACACTTCCCTCTTAGATCCTTCCACTACAGCTAGATCATCGCCCAACAATGGAGAATTTCCGCTTTTCTTGTAAATGGGAGATACTAACCCAACGTCCTCATATTTGACAAATATTTTAATTAATTCAATATCCCAAAACTTTGGCACAAGAATATCACTATCACTGGAAACAATATATTCACCTGTACACTTTTCAAATAATTTGTTGAATGCTTTTGGTTTACCAAGATTCTCTTCTGAATATATAACATCAATCATAGCTATTTGTTCTGACATCGTTTTAAGAAATTCTTTCGTACCGTCTTTTGAATTATTATCACATATTAATATCTCATACTCATGACTATTAAAGTCAAGAGATGCGATAATACCGTTCAACCACTTCTTTACTGTCTCTAATCTATTGTATGTCACGGATGTAATTGATATCTTCATAATCCCTCTCTTTCAAGCTTTGCCATCTGTTTATAAAGAAGTTTAGTATCTAACAACTTTCTAAATTCTTTTCTAAAATTCACTTGGTCTGAAACTTTCCCAGCATTGCCCTGTTCTTTCCTGGTTGAAGTTTCATCATGAAATGCTAAACTCCAAGGTGTATATAAAATTCGCCACCCTTTTCTCTTCGCCCTTATGCAAAACTCCATATCATTATAATCACAAGAATAATTTTCATTAAGCCTAACGCTACCATAACATATTGAATCAATAGCAACCATCCCGAAAGTGACTGCATCCATTTCACGAACATAATTCGCAGCCAATAGGCAACTATTCTTATTCTTATAAATATGTCCAGCACCGTGATCTTTCAATAAAAATACTCCCGCATGTTGAATCTTAGCACTATCGCACAACCAGTGTCTAGGAAAATTTAACAACCAAGAATCTTCGTGATTCGGAAGCAATAACTTCGCACCCACAACACCAACGTCATCCCATCTGTAACTAAACATAGCTAGAAGCTCTGTAAGCCACCTTCGTTCAACGATTATATCATCATTCAATAATACTATCTTATCATAATTTTTACCAATATCATCATAAACCATATTATTGAAAGCACAAAAATTAAATGGACCTTCAATGCAATACAACTTGTCACAATGAGCCTCAGCGAAAGCTTTAACTTTCGGATCAAAATCACCATCTTTTCTATGGTATATAAGCGCAAGATCATAATATTCCTTTGGGTATATTGTATTATTCTCAAGCGAATATAATAATTTACAAACGCGATCAACATTAACAAACGGAGTAATAACTAAAGCTCTTGGCTTTTTTCCAACAATATTATGTTCTAATTCAAACTTCCCAGCCGCAATACATTTTGCCTTAATTTTTTTTCCTAGCCCTGTTCTTTTGAAGAACGAATGTAAAATCTTTGAAGAGTTTTCAAAAGAATATACGCCACCTCCTTGTAAACCAAAGTTACTATCATGAATCCGCCACATATATAAAATATACGGAACATGTCCAACTTTCGGTTTAAGTTCTGCAGCCCTAAGCAATAGATCATAATCCCAGCTATATAAATAATCACTACACGGCATCAAACGTTTTATAAAATCTAATTTATATGCAGTCAGATGATTTATGTATTGGCAAGACATTAATAGCTCCACACTCCAGTCCGGCTTTTTTGTCTCTTCTATTGTCTTACCATTACTGTCTATCTGTTTTTCATTCGTATAAACTATATCACAATCTTCATTTTCAAAAGCATAAACAACATATTCCAAAGCTCTATCATCCAGTAGATCGTCTGCGTCTACGAATGCAACAATATCACCCGTACACGCTTTCACACCATCCGTAATTGATTTAGGTATACCTTCGTTCTTTTTATGCTTAACGATTTTCATATCAAACTTACTTTTATAATCTAAAATCGTTTTTTCGTTCTCTTCTGTTATAACGTCGTTAACAATAATGCATTCAAACTTCTTATACGTCTGTTTACTGATAGAAAACAAACATTGTTTAAAATATTTATCGTCTATGTTGTGTACGGGAATAACTACAGATACTTTCTTATTGGACTCAAACTTCAATTTTTTAGATTTAGGAACATTATTTTTCGCTGAAGCTTTTGATTCTGTTTTAAATTTTGCTACGTCAAGCTTCGTTAAAACCCTCTGTTCAAAGTTATAAGAAAAGTTATCAATATTCGCAAAATCACTAACGTGTCTAGTCGCGTCTGCCACGCCCTTATATAATATATCAGCGTCATTGTAAAGTCTATTAAAAATATTACGAGATTCAGTTATATCCTCTGTGTCCATGTAATGCAAATATTCTTTGTAAATCTCTTTAAAAATATCTAAAGGGTATGCAAAACATGGAGTACCCACGTATAATGATTCAGCAGGTGTTAACCCGAAACCTTCGAATTTAGATGTAATAATGGAAGCCTTAGCTTTTGATAAAATCTTAAATTTATTTAAAGAGTTTATCTTTATGTTCCACTTAACTTCTATACCACGATTGTCACATAAATCTTGGAATTTCTTCTGATCTCCCTCTTTAATATAGCCACAGATCATAGATATCTTTTTAACACTATCTTTAACAATTTCAGGAATGTCAAAAACACATTTATGATCGTCAACTCTTCCGACATAAACTACATAATCTTCCTTACTGTCATTTTCAATCTTACCAACTTTATCCGCTACTATACTATTTATCCCGTTATAGCAATAAACAACTCTATCCGACACTTCACGTATCCAAGACTTTGCATATTCTGCTGGAAGTTCTGCATTACAGCAAAGAAGGTCTGCTTTCTTAACTGCCTTTACATAATCTTCCCAGTAGACGTGATTACTTTCTACGTTGTTTTTTATGCTACCTGTTATCCAGTTATGCGGTTCATAACATAAAACAATAGATTTTTTCTTTAATATCCCAGCGATAACTGTCGCATAATCAGCGCCAACGATCGGTGACCCTATAAAAACGTCCACGTCTTTAACGCTCCGTATTTTTGCAGAACAGAATTTTTTATCCACTACGATTTCTACACCCTTACCAAACGCTTTAAATTCTTCTGCAAAAATCGGTAATTCGTCTGTTACTATCTTAACATTATGTCCTCTGTAAGCTAACGCATATCCTATATACCAAGGATATAATCTACCACCGCTTATATACTTCGAATGATTCTGTGTCATAATGCAAATGTTCATTTTAATTAATCCTCCTTTTATCAAAATAACCGGGGTGCGCATCATACGCACCCCGGTTCGATATTACAGGATTAAATATTTAATCAGGTAACAACCGTTGTGGAAAGGTCGTTAATCAAGCAGAGAGCATCCTCATAAAGATACTGGAATGCAATTCTTTCGCTAACAACATACTTACGTTGATCGGATTCGATAACTTCATCACTCTTAAACTTAATCAACCTACGATCACCGATCACAGGCGTAGACCTCAGGTAAACAACCATCTCATCCGAAGGAGCCTCAGGAACTTCGTAAACAGGAATACCATACAAAGGTGAGATAAGACCCTTCGTCTTACCACTACCTTCACCTGCCGAACCCAAGCTCGTAATGAATGTAGCGAGCTGAAGACCAGAAGTTGCTGCATTCTTGAAGTCGGAATCAGCTCTAATATTCGCAGCCTGAGCGCTAGATGTCAACCCAATCAGTTTACTCTTATCTCTGCCATATTTACCCAGATTATAAATTGCCTTATTAACAAAGTCAAGATCAATAGTCGCACCACCAGCATCAACTTCTGTGGCCGCAGAAGCATTATTATCTGGATCTGCCTTTGTAAAGATACCCTCAAACATGAGACGCGCGTCACGAACATACCAGTTTGCAGCAGTCGCGACATCAGGTGTAGGAGCAGTAGCGAGGTGAGAGGGATTTCCAGCAACAAAAACTTTTTCCTCCGCTTCGCCGACTGCTTCAGCAAAATCCATAAGGATCATATCAATAATATTAGGAAGGGTTTCCAAATCTTCAACAGCCTCTTCATCAAGCATTGTATAACCCATCAGCTTCTTAGCTGTAAAGGTTACATAAGTCGTGCTAAACTCAGAAGTCGTTGCGGTCGTACCGTCAGGAATGTAGTACGCGCTTGTTACACTAGACTTCTTAGGACGTCTAAGTGTACGACTCGTCATATGAAAAGAATCAAGTAACGGACGTAAAAGATTAACGTCACGAATAAAATCAATAACTTCACGTGCTAACGGATCAGGAAGCCAGTTAGCAAGATTCCCACCTGAAATTACCGATAACGCTTTTCTCACAACATCAGACATATTTTACTCCTTTATCGCGTTCTTTCTTAACACGCATCCTTTACAAAAAATGTAAGAAAAAAAGTCTATCCCTTAGACTTTGATGCCTCGTTAATTAGTGCGAACATAAACGTTTTCGCCTTCTGCTTATCTGCCGTCTCCAGCTTGTCATACTCACCACCGTTTTCAATTAGATATTTAACATACTGAATGGTGTCGTCATCGTCTAAGCCCTTAAGAACTTTCTTTGGAATATCATTGTCACTTTCGTCATCATCATCTTCTTTACGCTGATAACCCTTGCGCTTTGAAGTTTCTTTTTCAAGATCAGCAAATTTTTCATTAAGACCTTTGAGAGCTTCGCTCATACTCTTAGCCCACTCGGGAGTTTTATCTTCGCCTTCATCATCCTGCTTCTTCTGCTTCTTTTCCGTCTTCTGCTTCTTTTCCGTCTTCTGCTTCTTATCATCGTCTTCATCATCGTCTTCATCTTCGTCTTCATCTGCGTCTTCATCTGCACTTGTCTTCTTCTCGACACTTTTGCTGACGAGATCAATACACTTATCGACTTGTTCTTTCAGCGGATCAAGGCGTTTAGCGAATGCCTCTTCTACTGCTGTTTCAACAATGTCAACAGCATGCTCTTCAACAATGTCTCTAATGAGTTGCTGTTTCTTCTTTTCGGCATTTTTCTTTTCATCCGACATTACTTTACTCCTTTCGCTGTGTGTTTTAACTTTCCGATTTTTGGCCTTACCAGAATTCTTGGTTTTTTTACCAACTTTCTTCGTAAGTCCAGACATAAATTTCTTAAAAGACTTTTCAATAACTTCTACAACGGAGGCAAATTTATTACAAGGAAGCCCAACCAAACTTACTTCCATTAAGTCCATTTCCAATATTTTCCAAGAAACTACATAACCATCTTTATCTTTCTCCATTTCGATAGTTTTAAAATAGCCTCTAATTGAAAATGAACTAAGAATGCCCTCCTGCACCTTCGTTTTAAAGCTTTTAACATCATCCGCGTTTGATAGCTTTATACTTACGAAAATACCCTTGCCATCAAAATAAGAATCAACAACCGTACCCAAAATAAGGTCTTCGTCGTGATTGAAGAATACTGTTTTACAACCAGGACGCAATAGATCTTTAGACGATTTCTCCATTGCTTCGTTTGTGATTATATCGTCAACCCAGTCCTTATCGGAAGTACAAGCATATCCTTTTACATAAGTAAAACCATCTTCTTCCGAGATAGTCTTTTTATGGATTTTGAAATCTATCCTAAAGTCTCGATCGATTCCATAATCATCAAAAGCTTTTTTCGTGTTTAAAAGCTCTTTCAAAAGTTTATCAACCTTCGCCATATCAAAAATCTCCCGATCTTATTTAAAAAGGATATTGTGTAAATTTGTACTCTTAACTTTTATAACAATCTCACTCAATTCATTACTAACATTTTCCTTATTTTTATCTAAATATTTTTTTATAGCTAGATGTTTTATCTGCGTCGCAATTGACTTAGCGTAAAGTTCCTTTATCTCACTTTCGAAGAAACCAGAAGTGTCTAAAGCGATCTCTAACATTTTATAAAGTTCTGTATCTTTAACCTTTATAGGAAAAGTATTAATTTCATATTTATAAGTCTTCCCATTAATATGCATTTCTCTTTGTGAAGCTCTAAAATTATAACCCTTAAACTTCTCACCCTCATCATAAACATTATAGTTATCTAAGATGGATTCTACCTTAATTGAACTCGCAGATAGATAGTCGTCTAAAGATTTATCTTTATCTGCGTCATTTGTATTGTTATTTGAATTGTTATCTTGGTTTTGGCCCTGTATCCTACCAGTTTCAGGATCTACCTGTACACCGCCAGGAAGTACACTCAAGGGTGTATCTCCCCATTTTACAGGACCAAGTCCCCTATTTGATCTTGCCTCATTAATCGTAATAATACCGGCAGTGACATCTTTAGCGTCCATTTCATTCTGTTTATAAATGTCACCAAGGTCTATGCCAGCAAACCTAATTTCAAGATCGTCTACGCCCAATCCCTTTTGAACTATTTCATTTGTATAATAGAATGATTCCTTTTCTAATACAGGACGTAATGCCCCGTCTTTATACAATTCCGTCTGTTCGTGCGAATTAAGTTTACCAGTAGTACCATCTATTACGCCCATGATAATCGGTTGCATACCGAGTGAAGAAAAGATTTTAGTACGTAATTCTATACCGTATTCACCAAATTCCATATCTTTATTCATTACTGCTGTTCTTATCCAATTTATCTTCGTATTTACTGCTGCGACCTTATGTGCTTTTGTGTATCCTTTAAAGTTAGCATTCCAATATTCTCTAAATCTCTTTAAATCCTTTTTGGACATACCATCTAAAGAAAGTATACCACTCGTCTCACCATTATTTAAAAAGAAATTAATGTTATATTCAGAACGCATTATATCACCAGATATAGCGTGAGCTAATGCATCCATCGGCTTCATACCGTAAATTGATTTACTAACTGGTCTGTACGGTATATAAATTATTTCATTTATATCAAACTTTGTGGAAACGCTTTTGTCCGGGGTAAGAAAGGAAGGCTTTAAAACATAAGCATCCCGTGTTGGAAGGTTGCCATGTCTATCAGCATTAATTCTAATGTCTGGAGAATATATATTATACAGTTCTTTTAATTTTCCAGCCTTGTTATGAACTTTCTCAATACAGCCTCTTCCAAAAACTAAAAGATCGCGAATAACCTTTTCCCGTATTTCCCTAAATGATTCCTTGTTATCATTTGGATTATCTAAAAGTCTTTGTATCTCTTTCTGTCTTCTTTCCATTCTCCCTTTTATCTTTTTAGACTTATCTTTCGCGACTACAACAGGTTTGACCTTGACGCAATCTGAAACGATCCTATTCACAACCCCATTAATCCATTCGTTATGTTGGAAGAAACTCCAACAATCATCATCAGATAACTTTATTAATGTCGGTTCAAGGTAAGACCCTCTACCCATTTCTTGAATATAGCCTGATGCGCGTTTCGAAAAGTCTCTCGTTTTTGTTATATTTTTCGCGTTTATTCTTTTCATTTTATTAACCTAAAGTTTCCCACGTTCCTGAGCCGTCTTCTGAAAGTTCACAATTAAAAACAGTACCAAGAAAACCGTCGATCACATCTTTCGAATTAGAAACAAAAATTCCAGCAGTTAAAGCAAAATTACCATACTTCTCCACTTCTATACAATACATCATTTTCTCTTTACCTGATGGTTCTATATCGGACACCTTATGATTGTATGGACATAATTGACTTCTTGCAGCAGTTAAATTCTTAAAACCATTATCTAATAATTTTCTCTTTATGGATCTATCTCTAAACGTCTCGTACATCCCCTTTTTCTTTTTCTCAACGTGATTAAGATTTCTATAAAGTGGCATTAAACTATCGCCGACCTTTAAATTCTGTGCTTCAATGTACTCACCACTTCTTAATAAAAATTTATGATCGTAGCTGCATTCTATAATACTACCATTATCTATTTTTACTTTTAGAATCTTCTTCTTTCCAATGGGGTTTAAATTCCTTGCTAAACCAGGAACCATTGTATTTAATTGTGTGTCAAAAGAATATACCCAAAACTTACCATCACTAAATTCTTCTATAGCGTCAGTAAAAGATATTTCCCTACCATCAAGCAGAGAAAATTTAGTATCGCCAGTAAAACAAAATCCGCGTGAATGGTCCACCTTTTTCCCTTTTATGTATTTCAAATGTTTTGCCTCATGACATAAAAGCCTATTATAAGGATATTCAACTCTATTCTCCGCGATAGCTAACTTCGCCCCGACAGGCACTTCATCCGTCCTATCTAAAGATAATAACTCCGCTTCAATACCATCGTCTTCTAATTTTTGCCGAAAATTTATTGAACCAAACTGATCGAATGTAACTTTCGTTAAATCAAAACCCATATCTAATATTTTTCGTATGATGTGTTTATATATTCCATCATAATATATTTCACCATTCTTCGTTAAATTTGGATCTCTTTTGCTATTAGGTGAAATAAATGCGACAAGGTCAATTTTAATTAATGGACGTTCAACAAATTTGTCTGATTCATCAAGATCGTCCTTTTCTTCTTTTCTTAATTCTAACGCATCAACTTCAACTTCAATATAATCTTCTACATGCCCCATGGAAAAAGAAGTTCTATCCTTATTTAATGAAAAGTCAAAATGCATAAAATAATCTTTTCCAGCTTGCGGCTTAAACCATTCTCTAAATCCACCATTGCCGCAATATGCATTACCCAAACAAATATCCTTTTCCCAACATTCATAATCCTTATTACTAATGTTTCTATTTTTGTAAACGTCACACTGTCTACAAAATTCACAAACATTATTTTCTAAATAATCTGGATCCGACCAAAATGATTCAACAACGCCAGAAGGTACAGCACCAAAGTCCCGCATTGTTCTTCTAAAGTCTCGTTCCAATCTATTTTTGAAATGCGCTCTAGTGATGTTTGGATTAACATCCCAAGTTGCCATTTGAATTGCGTAACCATCTTCACGTTCATCAAGCTCATAAAACCGCTTCATTACGAAATCGTCATCGTACCGTGGTGTAGTAATCCCTATCATTTTATAATGATTTGGAAACCTTGTCGTACAGGAACCAAATGCAGCTTCCCAACATTCTTCCGCTCTCGACTCAGATTCGTCGTCATTATCATTAGATAAGAAAAATGCTAATTCGTCCCCGACCCATTGTATGACATTAAACCCTAACCAACTGTAAGCTTGTGAGTTCGCTGATAGAGCTTCAATATTTTTATCGAATCTAACAGACTCTGTACCGGGTTCATTATACTTTCCTTGGAACCAAGGGCAATTTAGTAAATGACCTTTGAATTCAGCAAAAAAAACTTTCTTCGCCTGTTTATCGTTTCTAGCGGTATTCACGAAATATATCGGTGAACCCGGAGATAACCCGTAATATTTCTGAGGACTATACATACATAGACATTTATAGATTCCATACAAATGTAAAATCGAAGCAATAAAATCCTTCCCGGAATTACCAGAACAAAATCCGTTCGCACAATAATTTGAAAACTCTTTTTTACCGTTAGTTTCCATAGTGATGTCATAAACGTCGTGATCATCGTTTAACAATTCTATACTAACTATCTTTGAATATTCTACACAACCCTTATTAAATTCCCTAGAATCATTTACAACTTTTTTATATTCCTCTTCAACTCTAAATATATTTATTTTCTTCCCTTTACCTGTTATTCTGCTCCTTTCAGTCTTAGAAATGCCATACTCGTTAACTAAAGAGTCTCTTAAAGTTTTAGATGTACTTTCTGGTAGAAAATATTTATAAGCCGTAGTTAATTTTTTATTCCTTAAAGACTTTAACTGATTTTCTCCTTTATGGGATATCAGCTTCACGTATTTATAAAATTTTCTAATGCTATATTCGTCAGAGAAACCTGTACTATAACCAACATAGTCATAATAAGTTTTACCTCCAGTAACTATATCTTTTTGACCTTTATTAAATCTAACAGAAATGCCAAGCCTTAGTAGTAGATCTCCAACCCCATTAATTAACTTCCTACTTATTGAGCCTATTTCGTAATACCAATCATGATTTTTTGAATAATTGCATTCTCCGTCCGCCATCCAATACCCAATTAAAAATTCACCAATTATTTCTTTTGATGCAGTCCTTATTATTTGCGGAACCTTTTTAGTTCTACTGGTTTTATGCCTCATACCAGATAAATGTATTAATTCAGTAGCCCTAACGCAATTATGTGACAAGGGTCCGAACCAAACACCCCATTTCCTAGGAGCGTAGGTACAACAGATATAAGGTTCAGCATTACTGTCCATCTCTTTCAAACATCTTATAAAATCAGCTAGAATAAGAGGATCACCAGTAGTTAAGCTAAAACGTTCATATTTATGTCCAGTATAACCATCCCCAACCATATATCCTAAAAACCTTGCTTCCGCTTTTGTTATTTTATCCACCCCTTTAATGGTATCGTAATTTCTATATAAAGCTATATCACTGCCAACCGTTAGATCTTTTACTTTTTTCTTACCGTAGAATGTTAAAAATTTATGTTCGCCTGTCGCCTTGATAATTCTTCCGCAATCCGTCTTTATCTTGTATAACTGTTTTTTGCCAGAATATTTTACAGCACCATACATCAAAGTTTGTTCATTCGTATTTTCATTAACATTCAGCAACCCAACCTTACTTTTATTTCCATACCTTTTGTACAATTTATCTATCCTACATACAGAACCGTCTGCTAACTGTATTAACACGTCACCTGCCAAACATCCTTTCCCGAGTAATAATATAGCTTCGCGCACTTCCCCCTTTATAACATTTTTAGCAACTTCCATTATCTTAGGTCTGCAACCAGTTCTACCGTTCCACTTAAGATTTAAGAATCTCTTGCTATTAATAAACTCTTCTATTTCAACAACCTCTTCCTCCCATAAAAGATCTACGTCATCCTCTTGGTTAATCAAACCAAAGGCTAATTCCTTAAACGGATCTACTGAACTTTCTTTTTCAATTCGTCTCTTACTCATTCAGAACTTTCTTTTTCAATTTATCCGGGATATTATGTAATTCCATTAATAATGGATTTTCCCCAGACCTGACAGAGTCCCAATATTCTGTTGCACCCTTTTTCATCTTATTAAGCCTATCTTTTAATTTCTTTTTCTCTACTTCATCAACTTCTGCCATATAATCTGCCAATGCGTGACTCATTTCCCCGATAGCATTAGCGGATTTTTTCGCAGTATAAGTAAACATCTCCATCGATTTTGACCAGAATCTTTTTACAAGTATCATTCCACCCGGGACAAATACAGCGAACAACACACATAGCACCACTGCGGTCCAAAACCAAAACGATATTTTCCCAAGAAGTGTAGCTTCCTTTTGTGTTTTATATTCTATAACGCCCTGTAACCTATTTATTAGTCTACTGTTTTCTTCCATCTTACCTATGTACTCAGCGTTTTGTTTTCTATATACAAGATTCTGTTTGTCCAAGTTTTCTATTCTTACATTTATCGCGTCGACAGTTTCCTGAATTGCAGCAGAAGGCATACCCAAACTTCTTGATAAAGAGTCAAGTAATTTGTTAGATAATACTAATCTATCTTTTACTGCAAATTCTGAAGATAATTCACTTGCGTCTTTTGTCACATTTTTTGCTAGATATAAAACTTCTTTTTCTGCCTCTTTATACCCAAAACTTTTTCTTGGAGGCAGTGAGTTATCTAACTTACCTAAATCTTTTTTTAATTTCTTGGGGATCGGCTCGTCTTTCTTCGCTCCGAATATAGAAAAACTACATCCAGCACAAAATAGGAATAAAACAAATACGCTACTCTTCAGCATTCTCATCTCTAAGTCTCCTTATAAAGTCCTTCATCTGTTCCTTAGATAAACCCTCTTGTTTTAGAAGTTTTATAAGCTTATATTCGCTAGTCTCTCTCCCCTTAACTACCTTATCTTTCCAATTATCATCTGGGTTTGACATCGTTTTCGCGCCAGTAGCGTCAATTACTGAGCAGTGTGCATCCGGTGAGAATAACATACGCTTTTTACCTAAGCCTTTAGACTGTAACCAATATTTAGAATATTCACATAAAGAATGCTCTATACTTCTAACGCTCAGTTCGCCCTTGACAGGTTCATATTTATTGTACCACCTGATTTCAAGACCAAGGTTTTTAAAATGATCGTGCTGTTCCCTATGTAATTGTCTAAGTCGTTCTTCAATATCTTGCAATCCCTTTGTACTTGGGTACATTAACCTAATCCCCTCCTTAGCGCCGGGACCAACATTAACAAAATCATTAGTTGTAAAAGGAATTGCTTTAGAATAACACAGATCACAATAAATTTCATATGCTGTAAACCCACCTATACAATGAATTCTAGTCAGATAATTAAAAACTGTGTCAGCGTCTTCAGCACCTAGCACCCTTTCTGTCAATTTTGTAAGTTTATTAAAAAGATCAAAACATGCAAGAATATACCCTTCATATTTTTTCAAACCTTTTGGAGTAGGGCATGTTAAGTGAGCCGAAGTCATCACAGGATCACCCCTATCTGCGATAGCCTTCATTGATTTCATTAATACCTTCGGATCAAAATTATGATAATCCGGTAAACCAATTTCTTCAAAAGTTTCTATCTTATTGCACAATCTATATAAACAAGTTTTCCACAATAAATTTTTAAATAAATCGAACCTCACACTTTTACTTTCACTTTTCTTTCTTGCTTTTTTATAAGGCTTAACGACATTATCTAAATACCAAATTGTCCCCCTATCTAACTGACGATAAATATTTGTGTATTTTGTTCCACTAAGGATGTGGTCGTTAGTCCACTCATCTCGAGGACGTTTGTCTATATAACGTTTATTCCATATCGAATGGCGTTCAAACATGAACTTAAAAAATCCATCGATATTTTCTTGACAAACGTCCAAACTCTCATCTGGGTAATATTCTTCACGATACGATCTCTGTCCCATTACACTTCTCCTCTTAAAATTATGTAGTTGCAATAAAGAGAGTAAATATTGTCCGTATATTTTTTTGCCATTTCTTTTCTCGCAGCATCCCTAATATCTTCCTTACTTCTTTTTTCTATCTCACCGTAGATCAACCGCAAAGCTTTAGACCTATTTGCTTCTCCAATTTTGTTATCTTTTTGAATATTAAAATAATTTCTAATTAGACCGCTCAGAAGCGGTGTCCCCTCGGGGTTACAATCCACTTTATATTTGCAATATTTACTAATCTTCAACTGTATATTCTGCATCAACAATTCCTTCATCAATTATGTCTTCGTTTTTATATCTACTTAAATCTCCACCTGTTTGTATTGATATAGATAATAATGCCTCTCTAAACTTTGTTCTGGTCGCTTCATCTTCTATCGTATCATTTATCGTATCTGTTATCGCCCTTAAAAATACCTTCAATCCTTCCTTAGTTAATATAAATTCATCCTTAGACTGTATCTTATGTATTCTCTCCATCACCCTACTTATTGTCTCTACAATCCTGGCAACTCTATCTATCGAACTCCCGTCAGTCAATGTTGAAACGTTATCAACAATTTCCTTAATCATTATAAACTTTTCAAAATTGTCTATATCGTCATTTTCCACTACTCTCTTTATCTGCTTCACAAAGCTATTAGGACTAGACGGTTTCGCGTTGGCTAACTTTTCTATATATTTATTAAGTGCTATCCTTAATGCTAATAACTCTGGTTTTACATCCAATACATCTTTATCATTAACAAAAATTTCTAAAAGATCTCCCAACTCTGCATTAAATGTATTTTTATACACAGATAGCATAGGATTTCTTGCTTTACCGTGTGTAAGGTTATGTGAATTTCCTCCACCATGTTTCTTACAGAAGAATGATCCCTTAACTGATGGATTCCCGCACCTTTTTCTTTTACTCTTTATCTTATTACCATCAGCATCTTTTATATATGTAAAGTTGAAACACCTAAGTCCCCCTCCTAACTTTGCTTTATGTTCTGGATCCAAACATGTAGGTGGAAGATCTAGCAGATACCCATATTTTTCTTTAAGGTATTCTATCTTTTTATTTTGCTTCTGCCCCTTAGTTAGATCCTTATTTTTTATAAGTTCTAAATAATATCCATCATCTTCTAAAGCCATAATTATCCCCATTTCCAATCTTGGCATTATAATTACGTGTCGTTCATTTTACTACCCCCTAAAGGGGGTAGTAAAATTGTGAACGGTGGATCATAAAATAAAATAACAGTGTATAACATCAAAATAAATTTTAAATAGATAAAATAAATATATCTTTTTTAATATAAAGTATTTCCGATATAGTTATTTTATAGTAAAGGAGGAAAAATGTACGAAATATCTACCATCAATAGTAATATCCCGTTATACGCTGTTGAAATTGATAAAAAGATCATACTTAGAACTACTGATATTGGATTTGCAAAAAAGATCTGTTTTTACTTAAATAATGATAAAGATATAACAAAATGGCTAAATTTCTCTATTCCTGAATTAGAAAAGAAAATTTGTGATAAATGCCATTCTATGCAAAAGAAATGTGAAGGTTGTAGATTTACAAATCTATTCAATGTAATGGAAAGGATTAAAAGTGCCAAAAATAAATCTGAATATAAAAAGAACCCCAGAAAAAATAGTTAAAGAATATAAAAGGTTAGGAAGGTCTGTCAAACAGATTCGAACCCTAGCTAATTACATGAAGCATAATGGCTCGTTAGAGCAAAAGAAAATAGGTAAAGGAATTAGAAAAGTTTTAAAGTCTTTAAAGAAACAAAAGAGAATGGAAAATTAAATGAAAATTTCAATTCTTATACAATATTATTATCTTGATAAAAATCAAGATCGTTTCGAAGAAACGATAAACATCACTAAAAATACAGCTTCAAAAGATTATTTAGAAATTGTCAAGAAAGAGCTTAAAAAGGTAAGGAGTAAGTATGAGCGTATAATACAGGCAGCAGTAACTACGATTAGCGGTATTCCATTATTCTTAGTTAATTCTTGCCACCATATTTCTCTAGAGGATCAAGACAATGACGATTGAAACGTTGGAGACCAGCACACCACTTAGAAAAGAAATGGAATTTGTACTTTTATCATTCGCTGAAACTCAAGAAAATTTAGATCCATGTGATACTTATAATAAATTAACATTAAAGAAAGATATAATCAGCGGTGATGTTTGCCGAAGCATACAGGATAAATTTAATAGGATACTAAATATTGGAAACGTTTAAAGATATCACAGACATCGCAGGTCTTTCACTTGAGGAAGTTCTAGAAAAATTTGATTACGTCATAAAAAGCGTGATATTTAAACATCACCTCGTAGAAACTTTACATTACCAAAAAGTATTGTCTTTTGAAGATTTAGTAGCATTGGGGAAAGTTGGTTTATGGAAAGCCTATCAAAATTTTGACAAAAGTAAAGGTCGATTTTCAACATACGCATATTACAAAGTTTTGGACTCTATAACATCCGATATTCGCAGAATAACTAAAAGTAGGTGTAGATCCACCACTGTACCTGCCTATGTTCCTTTCAACCAGATCTTAATAGAGAACGCAAGGGAGGCGTCAAGGGAGGATAAGTCATTATCGAAAATGTCACACAGAGAGGAAGTTGAAAAATATTTACGATTGGTTAAGCCTTCAGATCAAAGGCTTATCGTAGATAACATGTTTTATGGAATATCACAGAAAAGAATTGCGAAAAAATTAAAAATAACCGAGGGGGGAGTTTCTTTTAGAATTAAAAGAGTATTAGAAATAATGCGAGATAAAATAAATCTCCACGGTAAACCTAGATATAAATTAATCAAGATAAATTACAACGTCTTTAAAAACGCAAGAAGGCGAAAAAACATAGCCGATCATAAACATTTATATAACCATGCCAGCATATAACACCCTACTTTAAAAAAATAATGCTCTATGACCATTTTATACTGGTCACAACGGGTTCACTGTAGTTATATAACAGTAGCCATTTTATATATTTTTAAGAAAGGTTTAATA